GTAGAGGAAGGCGTTGTGTCGGGTCTGGGCGTAGCCGACGAAGGGGGTATTGCCGTCCCTTGTCGCGGCGCGGACGGCTTCGAGTTCCTGGTCGATGAGTTTGTTGAGCACGCCGATGGCGATGTCTGCTTCACTGTCTTTCATTTCGTTTCCCTTCGTATTTGCTGGATGATCGTCTCGTATGGTTTGCGGTGGAAGATGCGTATCCACCATTCGGGGCGGCGGCCCCATATGGTTTTGACTTCGGTGAGAGGAAACCATGATACGTACCATTTTGAGCAATTTCCGCAGTACAGCACCTCGCCTTCCTCCTTCGGTCTGGGATGCTCATGGTCGAACGCTGGCGGCCTTGGCACCAAATAACTTCGATTGCTCATTTTGTGTCCTTGAGTGTGATGCGTTTCATTCCTTCGCCGCCTTCATTTCTTGGACTTCACCGTCGAAAAATCGATGATGAGATTGCAGATGGCGACCGCCGACGTTTTGAGCTGGGTTTTTTCCTCTTCGTTTTCGGCTTTGATGGCGAAAACGCCATCCTTACTGTTGAAATTGATTCTCATTTCGTGTCCTTCGTGGTTGGGCGGACGGTGAATGCGACGAGTCCGTCGGCATTGAACACCTTGACCGGCTCGCCAGTCCTCAGGGACATGGCCTGCGCGTAGTCGCCAGCATCGTCGATGTTCTCGAACGTTCTGATGCCTTCCGTGGTGACGACGTTGTAGCTCATCTTGCCGGCTCCTTGTCCGCGCCGCTCACATGGCTCCAGTCGCAGGACAGGCCGGCCTGCTTGCCGTTCGTCGAGTAGACGATGCAGTCCACTTGCCTCGTGTCGGTCAGGGTGATGACGCATTCCGTGAATACGTCGGCCCCGGCGGAGCACTGCGAGTCGACGGACCTGACCGCATGCGCTGGCGTGGAAGGCTCCGACGCGCTTCCGCATCCTGCGAGCGCGGTGCAGAGGGTGAGGGTGATGGCGGTAAGTGTGGCGCAGATGGTGTTTCTCATTGTTCGTTCCTTTGATGGTGGCTGGCGTGGTGGTTCCAGAGGCGGATGGCTTTTTTGAGGTTTTTGCCGTCGACGTGGAGGATGCATTTGTGCCGGCAGTTGGGGCAGATGCAGCCGTAGATGGTGTTGACCGGTTTGCGTGTGCGGAGTTTGTAGATGGTGCCGAGGGTCAGGATGAGCGGCCGGGACTTGCGGCATTCCGGGCAGGGCGCAGGTCTGCGCCATTTGCGTGGGTTGGTGGCGATTCTGACGGTGTCTGTGTGGTGCATTTCATTCCTTTCCGTAGATGGCGAGGCTTCGTATGCCGGCGCCCATGCTGTTGGAACATGTGTTCGGATCGTGGTCGATGATGTCGTTTCCGATGCCTTTGAAGCGGAGGCTGGCGGTGCCGTCGGGATGCCGGATGAGTTCGAGTCGTCCGTCGATGATGACGTCCTGGTCGGTTTGGGCGATGCGGCGGCGGCCGATCAGGATGACCGGATCGGCCGACCGCCACTTGTGCAATGGGACGATGATGCTCATTCCCGGCCACCCATCCAGCCGATCAGGAAGGCGAGCGCCAGGAGGATTATCGCGGTGTGGCTCATGCCGTTCCTCCGATCTCCGGGCTGGCCAGCATCTCGGTGATC